CAACTCCATCAACTTGCTTAGCCCATTGTTCATAATCATAGATGTTTCCACTGTGTGCTGGTCTTGTTGCTTTTTCTTTCGCTCTTGCTACAAGTACAGAATTAGGCTCTTTATCATATCCATTTATAATTTCTTTTTCATTTATAACACTGTAAATATTACTATTTTGAATTTCAAAAGTTGTAATTTCTCCTATTGCAGCATTACCTATTTTTCCTTCAGATAAGCATTCTATTTCTATTTCTACAACTCCAGTTGTACTCAAGTATTCTTTTCTTAAAGATTTGTATTTTATACCATCTCTATTCAAAAATATTGTATTTTCTTCTATTACAGAGTTAGCTTTTCCTGTTACTTTAACAGTTCCTTTTGCCTTAGTTCCTGATCTTCTTTTTACTCCAAACATTAGAGCATGTTTATCAACATATTCATCTTCTGTTGCAGTATCAATAAAAGTTTGTTTTTCCCAAAATTCTAACTCTTTGTATACTTCTTCTGCTGTAATTCCAAAAGTGGCAGCAATATCAAAATTGAAAGTACCTTCCATTTTTGAAAGTGGGTTTTTAAGATTATCCAGGAAATTGTTCCTTAATTCTATTCTGTCTTTCACTTTACACCTCCATTTCTAGCTCCCCATACACAGTTTTAACATTAAAGGTTATCTGTGGAACATATTCATCTTCATTAGAAATTTCAAAGTTATAACATTCTAAAATATATGGATTTACTAATAAAGTATCTCTTATTTGATTAATCATTAAAGCATCTTTAACAGTTTTATGGTAGATAGTTCCTATATTAGTTTCTAATTCACTTCCATATTCATCACTATGTACATCAGTATATCTAAATCTTTCAGTCTTTAAGGCTTTAAATATCCATACTTTTAAGGCTTCGTTTTTCTCTAAAACTTTAATATTGTTATTTTCATCTTTTATATATTCTCCAGTTTTAAAGTCAATAGCATATTCCTTAAAAGTCGGCATTTCTTCAACTTCTGTTTCAGCTTTTTTAAGAAAAATATTAAAATCTTTTTCCACATCACACCCCCTTTATTGCACCACTTGGCATTTTAACTATCTTTGTTACAACTACGTAATGCACTCCCAAAACAAGAACTAACACTTCATCCCCTTTTTGAAGTGTATCCTCAAACCAAATATCTTTGTGAGATTTGTAAGTACCATTGCCCTCATATTTCCCATTTCCTTTTAACTTTGGTATATTATGTCCTGCTGTATCAGATGTAGTATTGTCATAATTATAGCTAGATACATCTATTTTTATTTCATCTATAACACCATCTATCGTATAATCTCTATGATAGTGAGGTAATAAGTAATTACTGCAGTAAATTTGTTCAGATGGAATTATCTGACCATCAAATTCAATAGATAAGTTTGGGGGTGGAGTGACTACAGATGCCTTTATGATAGATGTTCCTTTTGTAGCTTGTCCTATCATTTCACTTATCATAATTCCTAAATCACTCATTTTTTATCCCACCCTTCAGGAAACAACTCATCTATTTTGTCTTTCTTCTTTGCTTTTTTACCTTTTTTCTTTTTGTTTTTCTTAGCTTTTTCTTTATTTTCAAATTGAGCCTTATCCATAATATTTTCAAAAGCTAACTCAATATTACAGAAATGAGTTTCGCCCTCAAAAATATGGGTATCAGATTTAACTAAGAAACTACCAACTAGCCCTGTGTGAGGCTCTTGTATTCCAATGTTATACCCTGCTTGAATTAAGATATTTCCTAAACAATATAGCCTTGCACTTTTTTCTACACTCTTTAGCATATCCTTAGCATTTGCTATATTATCTACATCTTTTTCATATTGCATAACTTGTTGGAATAAACCAAATTTCTTTTTATCTTCTGCATTTTCAACTTTATTGAGTATTTGCTGTTTTTCATTTTCTACTTTATAGATAACAATTTGATTTATCATATTTTCTATGCTTTCTTCATATGAAGAAGTAGAAATGTTGTCAGCACTAGTCAAAAGAACATCTGTATAAGTGCCTTGTTCAACTATATCTATTGCTTGTTCATTACTCACAATAGAATAAATTTTTTTATTTTTTCTGTGTTGTATTGTATAAGCATTCAATATAATTTCATATCCACTTCTATCAATAGCTGGATATGTACATGTAACTTCATCCTTTGGAATTTTGCCTATTTTTAAATTAAGTTCTCCACAAATTTCTTTTAATATTTCACTTGGTTTTTTTCTAAAGAAGTTCTTAACAAAGTTATTTTTATTCAGATAAATAGAATTGTCATATGCATAAAAACTTTTTAATTCAGATTCACCTTTCCTGGAGTGTTGAAAAACTTTACCATAAAATAATTTTTCATCTTCATAAGAAAATACAATTTCATCTCCAATATTGGTTATGATATCTCCTAGATACTCAACTTCTAATTTCCTTGCAGTTCCGTGAATTGCTCCACTCCAAATAACTCTAGTAAATATATTTTTATATTCTTTTCCATTTACATAAATTTTTAGTTTCTCCATATATTTACCTCTCTAATAATCCTCTTGCTACATCAGATAAGGTCTTATTTTTCTTTATTTCCACGAGAGTTATTTCCACATCTATATCTCCTGTTCTTTCAGTTACCGCAAAATATAAAGTTTGAATATAGCATTTAAAGAAAATGTTAAACTCTGGAATAATTAAAGTTAATTTTTCCTTATCATTTTTTAACTTTTTTAATGTTTCCATAGAGTTAGTAGGAGCAGTAGATAAAACAAAATTAAAAAAAGGAGATTTCATACTTGGTAAAAAAGTAGAAAAACTAATCTTTTCAGCTTTTCTATTTCCAATCAATGTTTTTTCTCCTAAATCAATTATTTTTATTGTTTGTAAATCCTGGTCGCTCTCTATCCTCAAATCCAATGGTGGTACTACAAAGAAAAAAGGAGTATTAGTGCTATCTTTAACCAGGATAAATGTTGGTCTCATAGCATCATCTCCTTATTTTGTTATTTGTACATAGTTTTTCAACTCTGCAATTATTTTTTGTTTAGACATTTCAGCAGTCTTTTCTATATCAGCTTCATTTCTTATTGTAACTCCCCCCATATTTACATTTACCTGAGGTGAAAAAGTTAGATTTTGAGGTGGCACTTTAATATCATTATTGCTTTTTTTAGATTCTGGAACAGAAGGTTTAAGCATATAATTTGGAATTGTTGGAGCTTTAAGTCCTAACTTATCACTAACTTTTTCTAGCTCTGTCTTCTGCTTTTCTGGTAAAGGTTTCCCTAGTAAAATAGGTTTATTTAATGAGTCAACAGTTTTATTTTTCTGTACTGTCTGTTCTTTTGCTAATTCTTCTGGGCTTAATTTAGCAATTCTTCTTCTTTCTCTAAAATCTTCTTCCGTTTCTTTCATTAGCTGTTCTATTCCTTTTCCAGAATCTTTATTATCTCTAAGTTTTTCTTTTAACATTCTTTGTTTTATATACTCAATTTTTGAATCATCTTCTGTTTTACTGTTTCTCAAATCTATTGTTTCTATATCTTTTTCTGCTTGTGCATTAGCCTCATCCCAAGTATAGCCTTTTGCTTGGTATTCTTTTCTTAAATCCCATTTATTTTTAGTCCTCCCTAGTTTTTCTCCTGCCCAGTCTCCAACAAATTTACCCGCTTTATATGCAGCATAACTTCCAGCAACATATTTCCCAGAACCTGGAAAAATCTTTTCTGCCATAGCTGCTACTTTTAATGCTGCGAAGCCTTTTATAGCCTCTGCTGTAAGAGTAAAAATTCTATTAAAATAAGTCTCTACATTTTCTGTATTAAAAGTACCTTTTGAATTTAATTCAGCCATTTTATCTGTAAATTTATTTATAAAATTAACTGCTGTTGGAGCCAAACCTTCTCCAATTGATGTTTTTAAATCTTCAACAGCACTTCTAAATTGAGCTATCTTATCTTTTGTGTTATCACTCATTTCTTTTGCAAATCTGTCTGTAGCACCAGTTGCATTTTTTATAGCATTCTCTGCTTTTTCTATTCCTTCTTTTGAAGTTCCTAAAAGATTATTCATTACTTTTAAACCTTCTGTTCCTGCAATAGTAGCTAAGAAATAGTTTCTTTGTTCTTCTGACATAGATGCAAGTTTAGGTTTTAATTCTTCTATAATTTTTCTAAGTCCTTTAAATTTTCCATTATTATCGTAAAGAGTTATTCCAACTTTTTTCAAAGCTTTATCCATATCAGGAGTTGTTTTTGAAAGTCTTGCATAAATTGCCGCTAAGTTTCTTCCTGCAATAGATCCTTTAAGACCACTGTCTGCTAATAAACCTAAAATGATATTTGTTTCTTCTAAACTTTCAAAGTTTCTTGAAGTAGATGCCACATACTTATATGCTTCTCCTAGTTGTGCAATGCTTGTATTTGTGTTATTAGCAGTTGCAGCCATAACATCCATAAACCTATCTGCATCTTGTAATGTTAATCCAAAAGCACTTATGTTATCAGTAAGAAGATCCGATGTACTAGCTAAATCTTCACCAGAAGCAATAGAAAGTTTTAAAAGTTTTGGTGTCATTTCCAATACTTCATTTGTTTTCATACCCGCCATAGCTTGATACATTTGAGCTTGTGCAACTTCTTGTGCTGTAAATCTTGTACTTCTTCCGAGTTCTCTTGTTTGAGCCATTAACATATTTTCTTCTGCTGCTGTTGCTCCCATGATAGCTTTGTTTCTTCTTACTTGATCTTCTAAATCCGCAAAAGCAGATAGAGAACTTCCAGCAATAGCACCTATCCCAGCAAGCCCACCAATAGCAACTGCTCCAAATTTATTAAGTCCACTATTAACTTTTTCCCAATCCATAGATTTAGCTTTTTGATAAAGTCCAGCAAGTCCTTTTTCTGCTTTGGATATTACAGATGTAAATTTATCTTTAAGTTCTAATCTAGCACTTAATACATGCTCCAAAATCTCACCTCCAATAAAAAAGAGGAGCTTTTATACTCCTCTTAGTGTTTAATTAAATATATTTTCTAAATTCTTCTATTGCACTTTCAAAATATCTAAAATTAGGTATCTCTTTATTACAATACTTTGCTTTTTCGTGAACCCAATATCCATTTTGTTCTGTTTTTAAGTTGTATTTATTAGAAATTATTCCTATCTTTTGAACAGATACTCCTAATATCTCTGCTATTTGAGTGGCAGTTATAGTTTTAGCTTCCACTTCTGGTGGTGGGATTAGTTCTCTACCTGTTAAAACTTTTGTTGCTTCTGATACTAATATTTCTTTGTATCTTTCACTTTTTGAGAATGGTATTAAAGATTTTAACATTTTAGCCATTCTTACATTTGCATTTTTTTCCATTATTTCAAGTCTTTTATCTTTATCTAGACT